TATAAGCTTCAGATAGCTGTTGTTATGGTCGTCAGCTACAACCTCTCGGACAGGTTTTATGAGTCTGTCCCCTCTATGAATTTTTCACTCCCGTTAATTGTATAAAGATTACTTTAATTTACTTCCACCTTCTCGGTAAAATACACATTTATCCAGTAAAGCGGATAAGGTTTGGACAGCGGCGGGAGCGATTTATGCATTGAATACTCCCGTTACAGTGCCGACAACTGGAGTTAGCGAACTTCTGATTGCTGGCGCGGTCAATATCAACGGTCAAGCTGAAATCTCTGATACTGTGGTAATACCTATGCAATTCTTATCACAAGACAGAGCTTTAAGATTGCAGTTTGGTTTCCATTCGGAAATTGGACAAATGCAGGTTTCTTATATTAAGAACAATAGCGCATTCTATATCACTGATGAGTATTATTCCATCGGCACTATTACCTCACGTGCTATGGTTGTGTACTATCGTTAATCAGTTAATCGCCCATATAGATAGAGATTTCCACGCCAGTTTGTACCGTATCATCTAATTGGTCGAATGTGTACCACCCATTCACGTTAATTTCATTTTGTACACGGGCAACGGTAGAGCCAACGATTAATTTTATGATTTTAGTAGCTGACATACTACACTCTGTGTTGATAAAATCAAGAGTTGCCGCAGTAACACACTCAAGCGTCCAATACACATAGCTAGCGCCAACTTTTACAACAAGATATGCGTGCTTATTGTTGAAATTGCTTATGGTAATCTGACTTGCCAACGTAGTGAGAATAGTTCTCCATGTTGTCGTTGTAGTTGTTGTAACAGTTGCTACGCGTTTTGTTAAGTCGTTTAAATGTGTATTTATTTTATTTATCTCGGTTGTGATTACACCGTTCTCAACTGGGTTATGTGAAGTAGTGCTCAGCTCTGTGTCGACAGTTAAGGCACTGGATCCATCGGTGATCCAATACTTTCCTACATTCTGCTGAGATGCTGGAAGTGCGTCGAACTGAGCCTGAGTTAGCTTGGTTCCCTCATCTCCGCCACCGCCGCCTTCTTCGTAATCATCAGTGATGTTTACTGTCATTCCTTCTTTGATAACACCTGCTTGAATAGCAGCAGCTACTTCTGCAGTAGTTCCGGAGAATCCGGACTGAACACCTGCACCCTTAACGGCATTCTCAAGTGTCGTTGTCTTCAATGTTCCGTCTGCTGTATCTAAAACGGCTACTCTGTTGGCAGCTGCCGGAGTAGTTGTAACAGGCAATTCAGAATATTTTACTGACATAAGTTATTCCTCCTTAATCGTCATTTCCGCTATTTGCGGTAGGTACTACGTTGTTAGTCTCAATCTCAAGTGAGCGTTCCATAGCTGCTTCGAGTGCAGCTACTCTTGCTTCTAATGCTTGAGTAGATGAATTAGCACTTATTACACCATTGGTGATTGTTATAGACGTTCCGTCTACTTGGACAAGCCCTAAACTCGATGTACTTGCTGTAGGCACTGAGATAGCACCATTGCTGACGGTAGTAGTTGTACCATCAGGTTTAACTAAACCCAGAGCGTTAGCAGTTGCAGTTGGGACGGAAATTCCGCCAGCAGCATCTACATTTATTGTAATTCCATCGGGTCTTACTAATCCTAATGCCGAACTTGTCGCAGGAGTAGATACACCGCTGTACCATCTGCTTTCATTAACAATTCCTGGCATGGGTTACCTCCTTTGATTCTCTTGATCTGTTAGTATATAAGGTGTTACTGAACATAAAGAAAGCGGCCTATTCTAAGGCCGCATAGCAAAGTATACTAGTATTTAGTTAAATATTACTGGCAGTAAACACACTGCTTGTCCACAATCGTAAATACGCCGATTTTGGAACAAAATAATAGCGAAGCTTGGTAGCCCCGCTATTATATGCCTCACAGAATTCTAAGGTGCCCATCCGCCTATACAGCCGGAAGAGCTACCAGATCTATGGTTATATTGTTTACCACCCCTGCCACATAAAGTGTAACTTTTCCGATTACAGAATTTAGCGAAACGGAGTCGAGACCGTCCACGTCCGCTGACATCTCGATCTTGTAGTCGGTGATTGCGCCGAGTTGCTGCATAGTATCTAATGCGGGGCTCATCCCCACGTAGAACTTAGCATAAGCTTCGTTGTTGTTGTACTGGAATGTAATTGACAATCCGCATCTGTATGCTACATTCTTAACTGCGTTCATGAGGAATCTGGTTGACAGGTTCTGCAACGCGTTATAAGTGGCTACGGGCACCTCCATGAGCGTAGAATTTCCCCAGACACTTACTCCTAGGTCAGGGATATCTGCGATGACGTTGAGAGCAACACCGTCGATGCTCTGCCACTCGTCTAACAGCTTCTTCGGAACTACGTAGTCAAGCTTACCAACAACTACGTCGTGCTGACGTGTAGTAGGCATTGCCCATTCATACTGGTTAGCCTGATTGATGATCATTCCTCTCTGGATCATCAATGCTAAGAATGATGGAGGAGCAATCTGATCTTTTCCTGTTCCTGCGTAGCGGTACTTGCCCCAAGGAGCGAAGAGAGCAGAATGTGAAGAGAACATGTTGACTGTTCTTCCTGACGGCTCATATCTTGCTACCTTCTGTGCGTATCCTTCTACATTCGGTTCAGAAGACTGATTGTACACACCCTCACGAGCTAAGCTTCTCGGGATATCTAAGAATGCTGTTGCGCATCTTGCGTCGTAAGCTACTTCCATCATGCGTGCATGCAATGGAGAAATTGAATCCATGTGCAATACAGTCTCGCCTGTGAAATTCTGGATATCCTGGTCATCCCATCCTGGAAGGATGATTCGGTTAGAAGTGTATGCTAACTTATCAGTTAAGATAGTTAGTACTTCCATCGTGTATCTGTAGATCCACTCACGATCTTTAACGATAGCTGCTGTAGTAGCATCTGGATTAGATGCCTTGAATTGATTCAATACTGCTAAGTACTGAGTACCATCTGCTGCAGGAACTGCGTTGTATCTTGCAGTAGCAAGAGCAATGGCATCATCCATCATCTCGCTAGCGGTTGTAGCTGCTGCACGATCGGATCCTCCTACAAGTGCAAGCTCAGATGCTGTAAATGTAACATCGTCAGATGCGATCTTGTCAACGATGACGTCAACGAATGCAGAAGAAATCTCAGATACATGAAGGATTGTATCAGTTGAATTCTCGATGTCAAGAACGAATACTAAGTTCTCAAGAGCAGTCTTGTTACCTAATTCATCTACTACGTAAGTGATTAAGTTCCAGTAGCCGTAATTAGCAAGCTTCTTGAAGGAGATTGCTAAGTTGTTACCGAAGGTACCTGGGTGCTTAGCACGGAATGTGATGCTTCCTGCTGTTTCACCTTCACCTACCTGCTGGGTAAGTACTGCTTGTGCATGGGCACCTGCGCTGAGGCGGCATACATCAAGGTCATATCCTGCATTCAGCAATGTGATTGCTAACTGATAGGAATAATCCTTTGCGGTTCTGTAGTTAGAAACAGGTCCGCGGAATGTTGCTACAAATGACTGCAATCCGGACTGAGATGCTGGGAAATGCAAGAAAGCGCTAGCTTCAAGTTCCTGATCAAGCGTAACTCCTGTTGCATTTGGATCCTCGAATGCAGGTCCCCAGCAAGCAGTAATCGGAAGAGCTACGGTACAATAATCAGCAGTGCTAACGTTGTAGCCATAATTGCTTGAAATCTCGTTAATAATGATCTCTGCCATTATCGTTTCCTCCTTAATTAGATTCTGGTTTTGGGCTTTCTATCTTGTCTGCTTCCTTGTCTTGCTTCGGCTTGTCGTCCTTAGCAGGCTTCTTGTCTTCTTTCTTAGGAGCAGACGGCTTAACAGGAGCAGGTTTCTCTACAGCAATCATGAACTTGTCGTTGATGTACTGTGTTGATTCCTTTGTTTCTCCTGGCTTGAATGTGATTCCGTAAAAGGTTTTAGCGAAACTTGCAACATTCTTATAAAACATAGATCCACCTCTTTTCAAAGATATTAAAGGTTCGGGGTGTCCTTCGCAACCACGCCATCAGCCACGAATCGTACCTTGTGCTTCGGTACGTAGTTGAGAAGTACTGCGCCTTCGCAGTTGAGCACAAATGAAGTCTCATACAGTGCACCCTCAGTGATGTATTCTAGATTCCCTGATTCTTTTCTTATACTATCTGCATCTAGCGTAACTCCAAACCGAATTGTACGATTTGATTCATACGGGAGCTGCATTGTAATGAAGTATGTAGACAGATATCGGAATAGCAACTCACGAAGAAGCTCATCTGAGTCTGCAGTGTTTGTTGCTAATATCTTCATTGTGTATGAAAGCTTGATCGGTAAGCATCGCTCTAAGTAAAGCATCTGTGTCTCTGTTTCAATGACAGACGGGAATCCTTTCTTCATCGCAGTAAAATTGGTCCTAGCGGTGTCGATTGGGGTATCTTGGTTACGGAATAGACAGATAAGTGGGAATGTTACTCTGTCTTCTTGCATCTGTGATATCAGCCCGAATACGCCCGATGAATCCATAACCTTTACAATAGAATTTATCTCTGCGTCAGGGTTGATGCACTGAGCCAAGTCCTTTTGGATTGCTTGGTCATATAAATAGAGCATACTAGTTCACCTCTTCTTTAGTCGTGTGTACGTTTCCTCGGTAGTCAGTCTGCTGTTTGAGGAAGTGACTTGATGAATTGAAAGTCTGTTTCACCTCTACAGGAGTGCGACCTACAATCTTATCATCGTATACAGGAACTATCTGACACACAATGTGGTCAGGCGCCTGTAGGTCATATGACACCTCTGTAACACGAAATACTCTTTCACCTACTTCTGCATACTGACCGGCTATGCGAAATATAGCATCCTTCTGGACGTTAGGTAGGTTGAAACTGCAGTGTATCAAGAAAGGCAGCTCCTTGCTGCCCTCTACTACCCAACCGTATCGCTTGAATGTAGTTACCTTAGGGTTCCCCTCGAAGAATACGCTAGTATCTATAGGCTCTGAGTAGCTGTCGATAACAGGCTCGCCTTGCGCATTCGACCCTGCGAGATTAGGGTACTGGAATGTGCACGGGACACCTTGCAATGCAAGTGCTTCGTCGTATCGTGCGCGCATGAGCTTTATGTCATTTCCGATAATGTTATTCACCATCGCTTGAGCCTCCTTCATCGTAGATGTGATAGTCCTCTGTGCCGATGAGACCTTCATCAGCAGACGAAGGAACTGGATCTAGTCGCTCAGAAGTATCTACTTCTACATCTGGGATAGTATCCTGAGGGCACACAACGGAGTTTGCTTGCAAGATGTCTTCGATGTTGACAGTAGACTTGAGCCATGTCCAATCGAATTGCTCGTTGTATGACATCTCATTCAAATTGAATACTGTTCCATCATTCATGCGGGCTGTAAAGTCCAATCCAGAGATAACATAGTCGAATGGAATCAAGTCTGTGTTATCTGCTGACTTGAATGCGACGATTGCTTTGTATTTGTCTCGATGATTATCCTTTCGACGCATTACTGTTACTCTAGTAATCTTATCGAACCCGAGCTCCTGGAGATTAGCTAGGCAATCTAGCTGAGCGCCTTTCAGATCAGCTTCAGGAACATATGTAATCAGGAATCCGAATCGAGCTAACTGCTGAAGAATATCGTCGTTACTCAGGTCCGGAATACTTGGATCCAGGATGTTACCTGTGCAGCGTATTGTAGTCACAAACAAGTAGCCGTACAACTCGTGCTTCACTGCAAGCTGTAATCCTACAATGTCAGCATTCTGCACGTACTCTGCTACTTCTATGTGCAGTTTTCTACTAGTATTCGACAGGCACTTTCGCGCCTGTCTCCAATCAGATATTGTATATCGTAACTCATGCAACTCCATCTTTGCTAGCCTCCTCATTCAGGTCCTGCAATGCAATTCGGCGATCAGCTAAGTAATGACGAAGCTCAAGCTGAAATGCTACAAGATTATCGGTTGTTGTTTCGGGATACTCTGAGAAGTATCTAGCTACTAAGTCGAGCTTCAGCTTGAAGTAGAGTATCTTGTGCTCTTCTTCTGTTACTTCTGGATGCTTCTCTCGGAATATGAAGTAACGTGTTACGACTGAGCTGAATGCTTTGTGGACAACTGCATCTCTAGCAGATAGGTCTGCGTTAGCGATTGTCCGGAAGTTAGATGAGTTATACTTCCGAAGGTCGGCGAAGAATAACTCCGTTAGTTCCTTACTAGAACGCACCTTCATCACCTCCCTCGGTTGACTTGATATCTAAGTCCCATGAGTTTACATCGGAACCTGTCTGCGGGAATACCTCTGTGAGTATCTCAGTAAGTGCAGTCTTAGCTGCATCGTTGTCCTTTACCTGTAAATCCTTCATCAACTGTACGAGAGCGGATGCCTGACTCAACGCGCTATCACGTCTGTCGAAGTTAACTGTGCTCATCTGTGTAATGATTGGATTCATGTGAAGTGTATACTTATCTACAAATCCTTTCATTCCGTGCTGGATGAAGTATTGGTTGAGTGCATCTTGCCATCCTGCCATGTATGCAGATTCAATTCTCTGTAATGAGTTAGCATATAGAGCAGATCTCTGTGACATAACTGCACCAGCTCCGCCTAGTCCCTCTGCAGAAGAGAAATTCATTGCTTCCTTCGGCACACCTAAAACGGATAGCTTCTTGTCCTGGTAGTAATTCAACAGTGTATTATCTGCTTCGGTTGCATCGGACATATTCATATCTGTGATAGATATAGGCGTCTGGCCGTTTATCATTGGCAAGTAAATCAGGTTGTTAGGGCTCTGCGGATTGACGAAGCTATCAGCGGATCCAGTAGATGTGTTAAGTGCAAGCTGCTGTTCAATAGCATCTTTCACTTGCTGCAATGTAGCTTGGATTTCTTCTTCCTCTGCGTTTCCACATTCGACACTGATGAATCTAACCATTCGGCTAAGAGAAGACAACACAAGTGCATCTTCTAGCAAGCTGAGGGTCTGTGTAGGTTGCATAGCAGCTTCCATGAGTGGCTTTCCGAATAAGATGTCGAAGGTTTGCTCCTCCCCATTCTTATTCTTGCCGCTGATAGTGTAGTCGCCTAGTAGTCCACCTAACGTAAAGTGAATGATAGCTGACTCATCATAGCGGACATTAGTGCCGTCTTCATCAAACACTATGTATCCCATACCTTCACCTTGAGAGAAGATGTGTGTAACATCTTCTGGGTCTAGCTTAGTTGATGGAATCATCTCCCAATCCTTATTCGGAATAGTGTTGTTATCTACTCCAATCAATTCACGTCTGTGTGTAGCTCCTACATCTCTGTATGCATCTGTGCTCGGCAGGAAAAGATTACCTACAGTCGCTAATTCAAGTATGTGGTCTCTTGCGTATGTGCTTACCTTCCACTGCTTGAATTTCTCATTGACGATATCAGCTACTTCTGTGAAGTCTGGGTCCACTGGAGTAGCCCATATCACTTGACCTGTCGAGTTAGTTGTCGTCGCGTCTGTTGCGTAATAAGAAAGAGCAGTTGCTATCTGCGAGTCAAGCGCGAGTGCTCGCATGGTATCTATCTTAGCACGGATAGTAGCGATGTCTGTATCCTTACGAAGATCAGACACTCGATAGAATGATCCGCTAACTATCTTCCGCAGAATTGAATTCTTATTGTGATCTGGCACGTATCTACGTGTCAGTCTATCAAACCATTTTGCCATTGTTCACCCTCCTGATATTCCTATAGAAGGTTCGCTGCGAGGTCTTCATCAATGCCATAAGCATTGAAGAATGTGTCTTCGTCTACAATGGGAATCCCAGCAGCTCTGGCGGACCGAATAACTGCTCCGCTGATGTTTTCATCCGTACCACCTGTAATGACTGCGTCCGGGATTTCACCCTGCATATCAGGCAATACGGTACCTGAATAGCTCTCTATGATAGAAGCAATCTCGCTGAATGAGCCTCTCTTGAATTTACCTGTGATGACGAATTTGTTACTGCGGAATATCGGAGCACCCTCAAACTTAGCCTTACGCGCTTCAATCTCAACATGTCCCAGTACAGTCATCAAGCTAGTTAGATTGTATCCGTCACTGACCCATTCAGTAAACTTAGAAACAGCAAGTGAATTCATTCCTAAGTCAATCGGGATTCTCTGCGGATTCTGTGCGTAATACATTACTGTTTCAGGAGACTGATTGCAGCTGTTAGCAAACTTCTCGAAGAATTCATCGGAAGCCGATACAGACACAGGAACAATTGACTTGATTGCATCTGCGAGTGTTGCTTTCGGCTGAGTTTCTTTGAATTCAGGAAGTATCAATATGTCAGTTAAGCACAGGATGTCGTTGTTAGCTACATGCTCAGCATACTGATCAAAAGTCAACTCCGGCATTCCTAACGTAGTAAGCATTCTGCATGAATCCGGATACAATACGGATAAGCAATGTGGATCATCACAACATACAGGACCTGACTTTGGAACCTGATATACTTTTCCACATATCGGACACTTCACTTCGTCAGATACTGGATTGTCCTTAGCTGACTTGATTGCATCTCTGCATGATACTATCTGCAAGATATCGGTAGCTTCATCTAAGTAATAGACAATAGCTCGGCCTTCAATTAAGTTGAAACGCACTGTATCTGAGTAGTTGACAACCAGCTCTACTCCTGTATCTAATGTGATGGAGGTCTTGCCGTAACCGTTTTCATCAAGTGAGCTACTGATAGATGCGATGATGCCCTGGCTGAGCCCTGCATCTACGAATCGGTAGTCCATACCTTCGTAGACCATGTAACCTGCAATGTAAGGATACTCGAATGAATATGCCCCTGTGGTAATCATCATCTTGATTGTATCCTCTGTCATCTCTATAGGGACTACAGCTCCGGGAAGTAAGTTGAAATGATTGATTGAGAGCCAGTTGCGAACCGTCAGTGCTCCTCTGAACGAAGCAGCTAAGCTAGTTACGTGGCCTGCGTAGAATGTAAGTTCCTCGCATCTCTCCTCATAATCAGGAACAAGGCACTCCGGAACCTTACCGGACAACTTGCTTATATTCTGTGAGTAGAATACACCCTCTACCCAAGTAGTACCTCCTTTGAGTGAGATTGTCATTGGAACTCTGTTAGCGAGTCTAGCGAATACATCATTAGAAACAGATTCTCCGATATTGTCGTTGTATGGCTCTGCAGTAGGCTGAATACTCTGCAGGATTCCATCTGCGTTGTATTGCAATCGAGCGAATAAGCCAAATGGCATTACTTCAACAAAGCTCCCTGGATTGCAAACGGTTTTTGCAAACATCATATGCGTTTACCTCTCTTTGTGTGTATTGTATGTTATAGCAGCGTATCGCCGCTAGTTACCGTATTGGAAATCTAGGCCGGGTATTTGTGCCTGTAGATAATACAATAGGTGATCTGCCACCAGCAGGGGTAGGTCTTACTGACCCTCTTCCTCCATTTACAGCTGCTGTTATTCTAGCAAGCGATTTAGCTGGTGGTTTGCTTGCTACTTTATCTGTTGTGAGTGTCCAGCATGCACCTACAAGTGCCTCTGCGATATCTGCATGTCGGCCATCTTCGGTCTCTTCTGCAGAGATTGTGTTTCCGAGTCGCTTGAATGAGATAAGCTCATCCTCTCGTGTCTGATTCTTGATAAGCTCAATTCGCTGGTCAATGAGCAGATTCTTCATTCCGATGAATGGCTCCATGGATCTTGTTACAGATATCTTCGCTGTAGTGAATCCTTTCATCTGAAGTGTTTCTCGCAAGAAGTCTGACTGATACTGGTCAGTGGATATTGTTCCTACATTGTAATGATGCTGACGTAGCCATATCATGAAGTTGATTACTTTCTGGAATGACATCTTAGCACCTTGTGATGCTTTTATGCCTACAGAGAATACTTCCTTTACAAGAGGCATCGCTACTTTCTTACCTTCTTCAGTCTCTATGACCTTAGTGCCGCATACGCAAGCGCCTGCGATACCTGTATGGTTATGTGATTCAGCTAAGTCGAGATGTATATTCATCTTCTGATACTTGAGATCATTCGGGACAACCTCGTCATGGAAGAAATCCGCTATCTCTAAGTCGCTGTTTGCGTCTATTGTGAGCGTATCAACAAAGAATGGATTCTTACGTGTCTCTGATATGCACGGAGTTATCATTTCCTGTGTGATGAAGCCCATCGCACCTGCTACAGAGATACCTGCGATATCTCGCAATGATATGTCGTAGTCGGCTAAGAAATTCTTTCTCAACTCTGCAGGGGCTTCTATCACCTGGAATCCCATTGCTTCGTATGCTGCTCTATGCTCTTCATCATCGTCCTCTTCTGGAATGACAAATCCCTTCTTGTATCTATCACCTACTGTGAAATGAAACTTCTTATCTGAGAACATCGATGCAGGTAACACTTTCCATTGAGGTTCGTCTACTAGATAGAGAGACTTGTTTCCTGCAGATATCTGCTTCTCTATGTGATCAGATAAGTAGTCATTATCTTGATTCTTTGATGATGCAACGACTAGCTTTCCGTAAACTTCACCTCCGATTCGGAAGGTACCTGAGATACGTGCGTTAGCTGTGTCGTATAGCCTCTTCATATGCTGCTTAGCCTTTTCAATATCCTTCGTTCCGGACTTTGCGAAGTTAGCCTCGTCGATGACACAACAATTATGCGAAACAAGAAGTGAATTAGATGCGATGATGAAATTATGATTTGGCTTAGCGTCAATCACATCGTAAACAGGTATTGGATCATCATGATAAATTCGCTGAATGGATTTTATTTTCATGGGCGCACCTTTTCCACTTTGCTGTCTATCTATCGTTAGCAGCTCATTCGAGCTTGTCAATTCATCAAGCCGCTTGTAACTACCATCAGCAAGCATCACGCCGTGGTCTGGTGTCCCTTCTATGACAGACCTGTCTTCTAACTCAATTCTAATAGTTTCCTGAGTATATCTTGTCAACTGGACTTCCGCTTGAGACTCAATATAGTCCTTTCCGTCCCACTGGAGCACTGTTACTTCTCTTCCGGATAGGTCTTCAATCCTTTGTACACCCTCAGTTGTAATTATTTCTGTAGATCCAACTACACACCACAGCTGCTTGCCAAGCGCCTGTGATCCGTCAGATATCGGGATAATCTCTATCTTATCTCCTTCGGGAACGTAGTAGAAGTTTCTATCACTTGCGCTTATGCGACCCCTCTCCATGAACCATGGACAATCTCGCAAGGTGTCATTATACTCTCTGTATGCAACAGACATCGCAAGCTCTTTCGTCAAGTTAGCGAATGCGATAGTGAATCGAGATACTTCTTTCTTCTTAAAGTATTCATGTGGGTTGCGATATAGCATCAATCTATAGAGCATATATGTTGCAATAACAATACTGGAGCTGGTCTTTCCGATACGAGTGGATCCACTAAGGATTATCTCGTTGTATTGATTACCATGATTGAAGATATCACGGAACATGTTTCGCCAGAATGGATATATTGCATCTCCGTTTCTATTTACTCCGCCCATGTAATGCGGATCGCATATGAATTGATCAATACCTACTGGGATTTCTTTGAAGTCTGTTAGCCAGATGTTCTCTAGTGTCTCAGAATATCCCTTGTCGGCCATCTCTTCTAGTATGTTTCTGAGCTGTGATTGCTCTGCAGGAGAGCAACTCTGATAAACCCCTTGTATTCGCTCTACTGCTCCATCGTAAATGTAATCTGATACAGACATTGTATACCTCAACAATAAAAATAAGGACGACCTGCAAATACAGAGGTCATCCTATCATTTATCATCTCATACATGGACTACTAGCATAGACTGACGGTTTCAACTCTGTACTTGGGTCTCATTCCTGTTATCTTCTATTTTCTAGTAGTATACAAGGTGATTATCTATTCAGTTGTGGGTGTAGACATTGCAGCGAGCTGAGCAAGTGCTTGCTGTGCTTTAAGCTTATTGTCCTCTTCCGTAGCTTCTTGACTTTTAGGGATTGTTTCGTCATGTGGTTGTTGTTTTGGTTGAGAATCTTGCTCACTAGCTTCAGTAGCTGCTTGCTCATCTTGCTGCTTATCTCCCTCGGCCTCATCGGACGATTCAGGTTCCTTCGGCTCTTGTTCCTTCTCAGCTTGTTCCTGAATAGCTGCTAATGCCTGTTGTGATGCTGTTCTCAGTCTCTCACGAGACTCTTGGTCAAGTATCTTAGCAGCGAATGTTGCTGCAGGGTCATTTGATTCAGGAGTCCGCAGTGTTGTGAGAGCATCAAAATTCAAGTAAGGCTCTAGCAGCTTATGTGAATCAATCATTGTGCGCTGTAACTTCTCCTGGAGAGAAGCTAGCTGAACCCATGTGCTTGTATCTAATGGATCCATACTATCTAACGAGCACTCAATGGACTCATACATCTTATCTTCCAACTTATCCATCAATTCAGTGAAGCGAATGATTCTAGATATCTGATGATAGATTCGCATCACTGTGATGTTTTGTAGGGCAGTTCTCACATTATTCGGGTCATAGCGATCCATAGATAGTAGAGTGTTACGCATAGACGCAACATCATTGAGCTGATTCACATACAAGCTAAGTGAGTCAGATGTGCTTGCGTCTTCTTCAAATGTCAATTGTTCATCTATTACCTTCTCGTCCATTGTGTTACTTCCTACCCTTCAGTCTTTCTTGTCTTTCTTCCATTTCTTTTCGGAACTCTTCTAGGTACTTCTTGCGGATTGATATCGGCTGGTTCATAACCCATTCAAGCGATACAGCTCCTTCAGAAGCACGTGAGATGAACATCGCTTCATCTACGATGTTATCATACAGTTGCTGTCTCAGCTCCAGCGGACTCTTGAGTACCCCTTGCACTTCTAAGGGCTTTTCCGGATCTGAGATCTCCCAAGGTCGGACGAAAAAAGCGGTCATCTACTAGAGCTAAGAATCGTCCTGTCTCCCCTCCGCATTTCGGACATGTGCATAGGCCGCCAGCACGCAAGCCGTAGTCAGTGAGTTCCAATACACGCTGCTTCAGAATCATGAAATCAGCAGATGAGAGATCCTTCTCGATGCGTGCTTTGATTGTTACTGGTGATAAGTCCTTATCTTTGCCTACAGAAGTTACCATGTAGCACAGACGTGCGTAGTCTCTGTTGATGTTTCCATCACGTGTCTGGAATAACTTATCAGAATAAGCATTGAGGACTTCCTGAATAGTAGGAAGATGAAGTGTTACGTCGCCTTTGAAGTCAATGAATTCATCTTTTGTGAGTTTGATTTCGTTGACGAAGCCTTCTGGAAGAGGCTTACATGCGACGGTGCGTAGATCTACTCTTGCTTCACCTGGAATGTATCCGCACTTGGAACAGATGATTGCATTAGTAGTATGATATGGTCCGTAGTTCAAAAGACGTAAGCATCTGCAGATCCACTGGAAGTCGATCTCTAGCAGCTCGTGGAAGTTGCACTTCTCTTCGATAGCTGCAGGGAAGATGTTATCAAGCATCGTCTTTTCAAACTCTTCTGAGCTCACATACTCGAGTTCAGATACGGTTGGAATAGCTTTCAGTGTTAACTCGTCTGGGATAGTTTTGTACAATCCCTTTCCGAGAAGTTCGATTTTCTCAGAAATCATGATGATTTTCCTCCTAACGGTTTTAGAATGATGTTTTCCTATATGCGATTGGCTGAGATTGTTTCATTATGAAATGCTTCTGCTACCTAAGTAAAGTTTATCCAGGCACACTTCTAATTAGAAATCTCACCAATATACAAGGTGAGAACTGTGATAGTCCTCACCTTCATAATTCGCTAGAAATTGAAATTGACAATATCGTCTAGAACTCTATAGGCTAGTTTCTTAGAAATTGCACCATTTTCCGATAGGCATTCAGCTAACCAGTCCTGATAAAATTCTACCCCTCTACGGATAGTAGAGGGAGGCACATTCGACGGTGTCAGCTCATCTTCCCAGTCGATAACCTGCCAAGTGTATGTGTCAAGAATGTCATTGTGAGTAGTCAGCGCGTTCATCAGCAATCTCTTGCTAGGCCACTTATTCTTGCCCTTCAGGAGATCGACACTGTTTAAGAAACTGCATATCTCTTGCTTCCAATTATTCACATACTCTGAATCAGGATATAGCATCAATCGTATAAGATGCTGATCAATCTGCTTACTGGCTGCTTCTACTTCAGCGTAAATAGCTTTCTGTGCTTTTAACATCGCATAGATGTATCGCTGCATGTCCTATCTCTTCCCTACACCTCAAGACGTCTAATCTGTCTCTTCAGCTTATTGAGCACACCTAGGCTCTTGATGTTCTTCGCACTGTTTGATAAACGTGTGCATCTGTCCTTCATCAATGCAAGCTTTGCTTCTTTTGTCATCTCTCGTTTCCTCCTGTATTAAATTGATAAGCGCAGCAGACAGGATTCGAACCTGCAAGCCCTTTCAGGCCAACGGTTTTCAAGACCGCTCCCTCGCCGCCCGGACCTGCTGCATGTATGAAACTAGGCTAGTTGGATTCGAACCAACGAATGCAGGAATCAAAATCCTGTGCCTTACCGCTTGGCGATAGCCCAATGGCGCTGCAAGATCAACTGTGTGTAAGAGTAAGATAGCTACAAACGAGTTTTAGACTTTCTACTAAAATCATAAAATCAATTGATAGTTACCGACCTTGCAACGCACCCACGAAAGGAACCCCTCCGCACTATCTACTTGTGCAGAAGGGAGTGGACTAGACGGGAGTCGAACCCGTGTCCGAAATAGCTAGTTACTTGCGAGCTGATACGCTGTTTATGTTCATCTCTGAACGCCTGATCCACCATCTGCTCTTTACTTTACATGAGGAGCAGAAGACTAATGGTTTACTTCTTTTTGAACCTCAGCCGATACGAAGTTGCTCTCGACATTTCGGCGCCTAATACTAGGCAGCTAATTTAACATCAGCGTTTGTGTTTAAGGTGATCACCGTAACGTGGTTTATCAATCCCGAGCGACTCACAAGTGTTCACTACCCCGTCGAAACCATTACTAGCCCAAATATTAAATTGTCAATTGATAGGAGCGGGACTCGAACCCGCACGGAACAGGGCCGCCTGACTGCTATCTAGAATTCTTGTCAAGTCCCATTTGAATGGTTCCCACCCACACGCTGTGAGCTGCTTGCCTATTTGCATATCCTATCAGTTGAGGTGACGGGACTCGAACCCACGACCTCTAGTTCCCAAAACTAGCGTTCTAGCCAAACTGAACTACACCTCAATGTGCCCTAGGAGCTCAACCTTGGTCGACACTTCTCCCATTTCGCTATCCGGGCCAGACGCGCTTTCGTTAGCGGATTAGCTCGCTTCGTGCTGCCCAGACATCGTCCTCTCATACTTTGCCATTCTGCAGATAGCAGCTTCGAATCGTGCACGTGAAGGGACTCGAACCCTTAATCATTACTGAACTCGCTCCTAGGGCGAGCGCGTATGCCGATTTCGCCACACGTGCAAATATTACTTTAATACCAATCTAATGCGTCATAATTACCTACAGCTAATTCATCGCAAATCTCATCAACAGCTTGACGGACTCTGAATGCATTAGGATATCTAGTGGATCCTATTTGGAAATTCTTTAAGTATCCATCAGTAGTTTCTGAAAGATCTTTCTCTTCATCAAAATCAGGACTAGATATCGGATGGTCAGCTATTCTGAATACTACTTTGACCTTCTCCTGAGGTTGTCCCTCTTCATCTAGTGGATAAAAATCTAGATAGTAAGAATAGCTTTCATTGCTCTGCTTGGATCTAGTAATCTTGAAATGATGCGACTTGATAACTGCTACAATATTTCTGATGAATATAGTGTACTCTTCTAGCTGTTCTTCACTATATCGTCTATCTGGAGGGATGTTGCTACGCTGCACAATAGTAATATCCTTGCTAGCAGCTACATCAGATGATACATAACGATTCAGCTCTACAGTGATAACTAAAGTATGAATTCTTTTATCTGATGTTTTGATTCTATACATGATACACACCTCCTACAGACTACTCGAATAGATCTCGGATGGCATTCTCATATTCTTCAATTGAATGATTTTGCTTATCTAAAAGCAACGGCATTGTACGCTCCATGATCTCATGACAGATGTCCATAAGAATTTTAGCAGATTCTTCATCAGGCTCGACTGAGGGATAGCTCTCCTTACCATCATGATTGTACTTACCTTTTCGGTTATTCTCTTGGAATAGTGCTAATTCGCCCTTGTAATCGTTTAAACTAGTCCCCATTGCACAGAAAAGGGAATCTTCTAGTTCTTCCTCAGTCATCTTTCTTGAGTCAGGCTTGACGGTGATTTCGTCACCTTCATGTAAACATCTAGCTACTGTATGCAACCATCCCGAGACGTCATTTGGCCTAATGTCAGAGTACGTAACTAGCTTGATGATGTGTTCCATAAGTGTGTCTGCATAGGCCTCCATTCTCCAGATTGCCCTTTTCCTTGTCACAGACATCGCTATTACATATCTTTTCATGCGAAGACCTCCTCTCTTAGGTTACTAGAATAGCGGGAGCAGGATTTGAACCTGCGACCTCCAGGTTATGGGCCTGGCGAGCTGCCGAGCTGCTCCATCCCGCGAAGTTGGCTAGGGAGAAAACAAAATGTAGGAGTCGCACAAGTATTACTTGTGACGGGGTGCTTCCTAAGAGGTGTGAGACTCAAAACGAAAGCGAGATGATTCCCTAGCCAATCTATATGTGCAGCCATGTAGTTCCCTACAGGCGACATATCATAAATAAGGTAAATTTACTTGTCATCGAATTCATCATCGCTATGATAGCTATGCCATTTGGAGAATCGATACAAGTCTTCGTTGTCATGATGATCTCCCCTGTCGATGAAATTATCATCTTCATCGGCTGCCGGAAAGTGGCACAGCCATCCTACTAGTGCTCCTATCATAGCACAGATTACAACGAATGCTATAGTAGCTCCCTCTAATCCACTCATGGGTTATTCCTCCCTTGCTGTATCATAACGATTTTCCGCTGCGACGCTTGATTGTCTCAGCTCGAAGAACATATGTGTAAACTGAATAGCCATGTGTAAGTGGGACCATAAGTAGCATGAAAGTTACAAACTTCTCTGGATCCACTTCACTGAATAAGTTCAACCAGATAGCAATCTCGACCATAAAGATAGCTAAGCTCTGGACAGCTAATAAGGAAGCTGAAATGATGTGTGCTGCTACTACTTTACCCCTCATCTTCTTGCCCTCCTAATAGCATAATCCGGAAAGAGCCTGGTCGATTGCATCAGCGACTTCTTCCTTAGCAAGATCTCTGCAATACTCGTCGAAGTCACCCTGCTGCTCCTCTGTAAGATCTGCGTCGTCGTCAATGTCGTTGTCTGACTTGAAGTCTGTGAGGATGTCTTCGTCATCTTTCTTCTCATCTAGTACATCATCAAAGCAAGTAACGTTGTCAAGCTCATTCATGGCTTCTTCTAACATGTCGATTCGTTCCTGAAGCATTTCACCGGTAGGTCCTTCCTGGAGGCTTTCTGGCATATTGTCTAAGCTCTCCTCAGCAGCATCACGCAACTCCTCAAGAGCATCTTTGATGTCTGACTCAGCTCCGCCTTCAATGTCGTAATTCTCTCTCCAATCATCCTGAATGGATCCAAGTGTCTGAACGAAATCGGAACCGGGTGTCTCCCAGCTCTTCAGTCCGCATTCGGTGCATCGAATCATCTTAGGGCGCATATAAGGCTCTGCGTAGATATATGAGCTGCCTACCGGAATGACTTTCTTGCACTTGTCGCATGTTACTTCTTTTCTTGATTTCTCTACTCTCTTAATCTTTGCCATAATGATTGACCTCCTACTTGTCAATTGATATTTTATTTGATTGTTGATATAACGATTCTACTCGACAATGCTTAATATGTTACTTTGCATCGTGTAAGGACTGTCTGCTTGATTCCGTTGTATTCGGAATGCTCCTTGACCTTACCGTCAACAAACTTGACTGTTTCTACATTGTCGATGTACTTAGATGCATACCAAATATAGATGTTGTTATCTGCGTCTTTGAATCGATAGAGCCAAGTTGTGCCGAATTGATTATCGAATGAAGTAACGAGCTCGGCTGACCTAACTGCTAATGTTGTTTTCTCACCAACGGTTCCTTGGTGAGTAGACTGCATGTCTTTCTTAGCTTCGCGCTCCTTCTCTTTCTTATACTCTTCGTTCTTGAGATAACGACCATAAGCAGCTGTCAAGGAAACTAAGATGCCGAAGTTACGTGTCTCGGTATATTCATCTGCACAAGTTAACTTCAGATTCCGAAGGTACATATTATCTGTTACGTCTTGGCTGCTGATCCACTTAAGTGCATCTTCTGTTGTCTTGATCGCATAATCGCTCTTAGCATCGAATTTTACTTCAGCCATCTCACCTTCTAGTACTTCACGCTCCTTATCGGTGAGCCATGTGCTAGTGGCTACTCCGTCTACTCTCATGTAATCGCGTACGCGAATGGCTGTTGTATGCTCTGGTGTAGTTTCGTATCCATACTCATCTGTTGGATGTGACTTTTCATATCCCCAATGGCGATAGCATTCAAATGCGTAGTTAAGGCAGAGCTTGACGTTATCGTATCGCTTGTAAGTGCCTCCGATGGATCCAAATCCGGTGCTCATCTCGTGCTGGAACTGCTCCATGAATGCAACTGACTCAGCATCAAGCCCGTTTGTGTATTCTGTCATGCATGTCTTTCCGACCTGCTTGAATTCATTTGTCTCTTCATTGTAGATGAGATATGTATCTTTGCGGGAGCGGATCTTGTTACAATGTTCGCAAGTAGGTCCGCATGTTAGATATCTATCAGGCACCTTCACCTCTGTGTCAAATGCGCGAATGATATTACCTTCCTTGTGATGATCTAACGTAGCTACGAATCTCCATCCGTTATGCTGAATCTTACCTTCTACTTCGTAGATAAGATACTTGACAGTTGATGTCGTACCTGTTTCTTCATCTTTGTAAGTCTTGAATTCTTCACCGACCTGGTTACATGTGAAAGAAACTTGATTTTTGTTGCACTTCTTTTCGATGGCAGCAAGTTTCTTTTCTAGACGAGGCAGATTAGCCTCTGGAATATAGAATGTGTTCATGGCAGCTCCTTTCTGGATAATTGATTGACCATGTGATATAACGATTTGGGCTCGAAAGCCAAAGTACAATTATATAATATGATACTTGTATGCGAAAGTCAAGCAAAATTAAAGGATTTCAGTACAATTTACACTGAAATCCTTATTGATGTTACGCTATTCGTATTGTCATGCCTGAGTAGACATCCATCGCGTCTTTGATTGACGGATTCAACTTCATCAAGTCTGCTACTGTAGTCTCAAACTTGATAGCTACTTGTAGTAGTGTCTCTCCTGGGCCTAAAGTATAGTATCTCTTCGGCTTCTTTGTTGTGTATACAGGTAGCTCAGATGACATGATTACATTCGTTACTGCGCTGTCCTCAATCTTTCCGGGCGGGATTGGAGCTTGGTCTCCTGGATCCGGAATGGGTTCAGGAGTAGGCTGTGGTGTCGGTTCCGGCTCAGGTTCTGGCTCGGGTTCCGGTTCTGGATCTGGGTCAGGTTCCGGTTCTGGATCCGGATCGGGTTCGGGATCTGGATCTGGATCGGGTTCTGGATCTGGGTCAGGTTCCGGCTCCGGGTCAGGATCGGGTTCGGGTTCGGGTTCCGGTTCCGGCTCAGGCTCTGGATCAGGGTCTGGTTGTGGTTCCGGATCTGGTTGGGGTTCTGGGTCAGGCTCAGGGTCAGGCTCTGGATCAGGTTCTGGCTCCGGATCAGGAGTGACTTTCGTCAACGAACTCGCATCACACCATCCTAAGTCTCCTGTAGTGTTATATGGATGTAACGCACCTGACTTCTTTCGAGTAATCTGCGTTTGACGATTAGATATGTTACCTGCAGGTGTTGTGTCAGATGAGCTAGCATAGATAGGTCCGTTCAGGATTACTTCATCGCCTATCTCGAATTCCTCTGATGGTTCTGGATCTGGCTGAGGAGTATCTCCTGGAACAGCAGCAAGGGAACGCCAACCGTCTGCTGAGAAGAATGCAATGTCTGCATCGAGGTCTCCTGAGTATCCTGTCAGATGTGTCTTCGAGCTATACTGACGAATCGCCTCTACTAATGTATAAAACTTGCGCTTCTCGAATGTATCTGGATCAGTGTATCCGCAGTACTCCTCTGGATCTACATATCCAGTCCTTTCAGGGTTGGATCCATACTCAGCGATCCATGCATAGAAGAATACCTTTCCGTATTCTGTCCAATCGTACGCTTGAGCGATTGATCTGCTCATGTAGATGAATGACTTCACTCCGCCTGTGAGTTGCCATAGGCGATGTGAGAAGTCGTATGCGTATTGAGTACCCTGTTTGACTGCGTTTGATTCCCAATCAAGAAATAGCAGAGCCTTTCCTACATAATTCTGTATCTTAGAGTAGAACCATTCGGCTTCTGCAGCTCCTGATGCATCTCCATTAGCAAAATGATATATGCCTAGAAGCTTTCCTGATGCAAGTACTCTATCTGCGAAATCATAAAAACAGGGATCTAGATAACTAGTTCCCTGTGTTGCTTTCACTATGATGAAATCCGCTTGAATGGATTCTATCTTGATTCCTTCTTGATAATGCGAAATATCAATACCTAGCATTCCCTTCTATCTCCTTCATTATGAAAGTTTTACCAGGTAGTGCATATATCTAACCGTGTAGCATCATAATTGACGAATTCACCGGTATCTACAACTATAGCTGTTCCTAATGAGGACTCTACAAGTGTTCCTAATGGTCTGATTGAAAGATCAGCTGCACACATGACGAACGGGCCGAACATCTTAACTCCGTCGTCTCTAACCCAGTATTCATAAGTATATCCAAGGTTCTGCATGCGGGCTACACAGTATGACATATTCAGATTGTAATACGTCTCTGTTCCTGACGGTCCTGTTATCTTTCCGGCTGAGCGAGTAAGAACAGTGTCAGTAGACGTAGGAGCCAACTCAGTGACATTGTCTGAAAGTACTTCTGCTTGTATATAGAGGCCTTCATACTCATCGTTTACAATTAGAAACCACTCATCGTTATCCGTAGGCTGTATGTAAAGTTGTGTGTTAATTGGGAGTTTGATGGGAGACTCATCTCCGCCGATTGATATGTACGTTGGCGAAGATGCACATGACGTGTATTTTGTTTCTGGGACTGCGTCCATTGCACTAGCTACTACCTGAGTAACTGATGCAGTAGGTTTAAGCGAAGTTGTTGATAGCTTCATCGGAAGCGGTAAGAATCGTGGCCCTATCTTGTATTCCGAATACTCACTTACTGTCGAGATGCTTGTAGGTTGTCGATGTGATATCCTGTGTGAAATCAGCAGTCCGATAACAGCTACAATGAGCCACCCGACTACTATCGCGCTCGAATGTCGTTTCATCTAGTTTCCTCCTGATTTTGGTTTACTAGCCCTTCTGTGCAACGAAGTTATGATTGATGCTAACTTGGCTGCTAAACGGGGCTGATATAGATACTTCCTTATCATCTGTCATGTCTAAGGAAGCAGTTACCCAATATACCGTATCTGTATGATCAATTACTACTTCGTACACATGTCCTGGAACGAAGTAGTTCTTATGTGCATTGCCTACATATTGAAGAACTGATGTAGGCCCTTTTGGTACAATTAAATCTGTTGTCTGTGGATTCGCTTTAGGCACAGGCGCGATTGCCTTCTGCTTAGGCTCCTCTGGGAGTTTGAAGAGCGGTATCGGCTTTTTAGGCCTGGCTGCTGATCTGCACTCTTCACACCTAGGTGTTGGATCGCTCAGATACTTGATTAGAATAGGCTTTCCGCATACTGGACAAGGACGATAGTGTTCTCTTGTGCAATATTGCTGCCTGCTGTTAGTTGGTTGGAAAGGCTTTCCGCATTCTTTGCAGAGCTTTTCTGCTACCTTCATGATGTTCCTCCAGATTATGATTCAGATGCTTTACTTCTCTAAATGGTACTCAGCATAGGAGCACATGTTACCATAACGATCTGGCTTCTCCTTCATGACAGTTATAATGTTCATGCCGTAGTCTTTTCTCAGTCTGTGAATGATAGATCCGAGACGAGTTGTTCCGAATTTATCGTATGCGCCGATATTAGTAAGGCGGCCACCGTTCTCTAGGTACTTCTTAACTTCACCTGTCTTGTTCATGAGACTTCCTCCTTGTGTAAGAATTGTTTCTTACATAACGATTCGTCTCGTTCGAGTATTAGCTACACTCCGCTAAATAAGAAAAAGCAGCAGATAATGATATCTGCTGCTCATGTATTCTACTTGCTAATCTTCGGCTCCATCGTAGAGATACTCGTCCGTCGATAGGTTCTTCAGATAGAAGATATAATCATCTCCGTCACCCCACCAGTTAGTAGCTGCCCAGCGCTCCATGTCCTCTACTGTATGAAGCTTATCTAACACTTGAGATTCAAACGCATCTAAGCTACCGAAATACTCCGAAATAGCTTTCGCTGTAGGAGCACGATGCAGTAACATAGACAAGTATGCTAAATAGTCTCCCATGCACTTGAATTTCTTTGAGTACCGAGGTCCATCTTCGTATCTGCCATATGCTTTCGCAGACAGCTTGTATTCACTCTCTGTAGTATCAATTCCATGCTGCTGAAGCATATATGCAAGTGCTGCTTTTCCGTTGTCCTTCTGGTTAGACGGATCAGCTAGCAGCTTGTTGTTTACTTCTTTGATGATCTCTCCCTTAGCGGATCCATCCTCTAAAGAGTCTGGTGTCACGAGTTTCTCAACACTTGTGTCGCCAATACGTACTTCAATGACGAAAGCAGGCTCTCTACCTTCTCCCATCAAGCTGAAATCTACTTGTACTATATCTGCACTACCTGCCTGGTATGGACGAAATCTAGAGTAAACTTGTGTATCAGGATATCTAGAAGAGAAGTAGCCCTTGATCTCTGAAGCAAGGTCGCTTACTTCTTCATCTACTTTGACTTTCTCTTCTGCAAGAGATTCGAGCTTATCAATAGCATCGTCGCAGTAGTTTACGTATCTATCTACGCTTTCGCGGATGTGAGATTCAAATTGTGTGCCTTCCTTCTCTAGCCAGTAGGTATCGAAGAAGAATGGTCTCCGCAATCCAGTTACACCGCCTGCTACAAAACATCCTTCATCTAGCATGGACCGAGATCCTCGGTATTCAGTTAACTCACCGCCTAAGCTGTTATGACCATCAAACGGAAAGAAGGCCATTTTGCAGTTGGACTTAGATAGCTCATCTAGAGCGATTCGAATGGCTTCATTGTATTTCTCAGCAGATATGTTTCTGCTTGCTTTTATGTATCGCTTCATTATCTTCTCCTTTGCAGATAGTTCTTTACATGTACATATATATGGTTAAAGCGTAGCTAAACAGCTACGCTCCTATCAGTCTCTGTATTAGATAAGTTGGCTTATTGTCCTCGCTAGCGGAATGTTTTCATATGTATCAATTATTCCCATGTATCCGCCTTCGTCCTCATCCTCAGCTACTAGCTCACACCATCCGCACTTAGCGTTGGTTTTCAGGTCATTGAATCGAGCTCTCGCTGCTTTCGATGTTAAATCACACTCACATATTGTAGCGCCTTCACGCCCTCCTGAATACATTGCAAATCTAACTCTCATGCTTTTGTACCTCCTAGGACATAACGATTTAGCATGGATCACCGCTATATTCAGATTACTACGTATATCATCAATACTAAATAGTGCAGTAATTGGTCTGTGACATAATTGATTCTGTGAAATCTAGCTTTTAGCGCATCTATTACTATATGAGTGACTAGTACGATGAGTAGCCGCCAATCAAAGCCAAAGAAGAAGTAAAATGGCACACAGTACAGTACGCAATGCACAAGCAGGTGATACCAGTTATCTCCTTTGGTCTTTGCGATGTAGTCACATTGCAGTACATAGTCACCTATCATGTGACTCATAATCAACTTGAATACTAATTCCATATAACTTCCTTTATGATTACTCTATTGCATTGAACAATTGGTGAGTCCTAACTCCAAGCACTCCGCTCCGATTGCGAGGCGGCAGGACACCTCACGACAAGTTATAGTGAGGTTATGTCGGCACCACCCATGGACTTGAACCATTGAATATGCGCCCAAAAGATTACTTTA